GTGGTTTTCTTATTCAGAGTAGTGGCCTTTATAACGCGCCTGACGTCATGACCCAGCGTGATTCACTGATTGCTGCCTGTGAAATGCCGGATGCGGGAACATTAGTACACCCAACGCTGGGTGAAATGACGGTCAGTATTCCTGAAAGTGGTCTTCGTCTGAATGAAGGGGCTGAGTCAGGGCGTGTTTTTGAATTTACGTTGACCATCATTGAGTCTGGTTTACGGGTGTTCTCTATTACCAGTTCAGCAGATGCGGGTTCGTCGATTCAGTCTTCATGGTTTGGTCTGGCCACCAAGTCCGTCGCGACCTTTATTGCTACGGTCAAAGGTGAGATCCGTTCCGTCACTCAAACTATCAGAACACTAAAAAGTACCGCCGCATTCTGGGTAAACATGGTGAATTCAACCACCAGTGAGGCGACAAATCTTGGCAATGTGCTCCGCTCAACGCTAGGTCGGGATCGCTATGGTCGTTTTAATCACGGTACTGTTGGGGGGAGCGTATCAGGGGCCACAGCATCCGTAAGCACGCAGAGTGACACGACGAACCTGTCCGCGCTGGTGGCTCAACGAATGGCTGTTTCAGTTGAGGGGCGGACCTCACTTGTTGCTGCTAGCGATGCATTGAAAGAGGCTGCGACGGTAGAGGAACATGCCAACGCAGTTCTTGCTGTCGTGAATGCCATCTTGGACAGCGGAGCCAGCACCCTTGATTTAATCCGCATGATGCAAGAATTAACGGAAATTGATGACAACACTTTTCGACCCAACCCCAGTGACAGCAATACCGCATCCGCCAGCTACCAACTCATTATTGTGTTGTGTGCCGGTGCGATGGTGTTTTCTGCTTCGCAATATCAACCTGAAAGCTACGACGATGCGGTCGATATATTGACGCGGGTCTGTGATGTTGTAGACCGCGCGGCGCTTTCTGCGGCTGACAGGGGTAATGACGAGGTATACCAGGCACTAAACGACTTACGCGGTTCAATCGTCACGCTGTTACAGCAGACCGGCGCGAACCTGTCTCGTGTTGAGACCGTCAATTTTAACCGATCATTACCCGCGCTTAATCTTGCTAATCGGCTATATCAGGATGCACGACGGGGTGACGCGCTGGTGAAAATGGCTAATCCCATTCACCCGGCATTTATGCCAGTCCGATTTAAGGCGCTGAACTCATGAGTGATGATCTGACGCTACGCATTGGCAATAAGCTGATTTCCGGTTGGGATAATATACGGGTCACTCGCAGCATAGAAAGGTTACCCAGCGATTTCAGTCTGTCATTGATGGACCTTTATCCGGGGAGTAACAATCAACAGTGGGTTAACCCTGGAGACGCTTGTGTCGTTAATTTGGGTGATGATGTTGTTCTGACAGGCTACATAGACCGTTGGGCACCGATGATCAGTCGTAATCGCCGCGAAGTGAGGGCAACTGGACGGAGTAAGTGCCAGGACTTGGTTGATTGCTCCGCAGAGTGGCCAAACAATGTGATCAGCCAATCGACAGCGCTACAGATAGCCCAACGGTTAGCGATGCCCTACGACATTACGGTGTCCAGTGATGTTACCGACCTCGATATTGTTCCCCAATTTACATTGAACTGGGGGGAGTCCTCTCAGGAAATTATTGACCGCATCACTCGCTGGGCGGCATTGCTGTATTACGATCTACCCGATGGCAGTTTATATCTAACTCGGGTGGGGACGCGAAAAGCAGCCAGTGGGGTAGCGCAGGGTATCAATATCGAAGACGCTGCGTATAACTCAGGAATGGATCAACGATTTTCTGACTACATCGGTGTATCGATGTCTGTTAGCCAACTTCAGGAGCAGGTACAGGACGCCGGATATGGCGCGGTGACGTTAGCCAGAAGTCGCGATCCTGAAGCGGCCAAAATGCGTTATCGCAACCGCATTATCATTGTCGAAAGCACGATGAAAGCGCTAAAACTGGCCCAGCAGTGCATCGACTGGGAAATGAACCGCCGCTATGGGCGCTCTAAAGAGCTGCTGGTAACGGTCGATAGCTGGCGCGATAAAGACGGGAAGTTATGGGAACCCAACACCCTGATCCCGATTGATTTGCCTATTTTCGGCTTAAAGGATGAACTCTGGCTGTTATCAGAGGTGACCTATCTCAAAGACGATCACGGCACCTCAGCTCAAATGGTGCTTATGCCGCCTGAAGCCTTTACCGTTCAGCCTTATCAGTTCTATTCAAATCTTATGGAGTTGAACCCACGATGAGCGAATCAGGGCAGTTATCCAAATTATACCGGCAAATAAAAATGATGATTGGGGTGGGGCGGGTGACGGGCAGCAATGATGGCGGCACCGTTCAAACTGTTCAATACCAAACACCGCTTGAAGTGCGTGATGATACCCCAAGACTGGCTGAATTCGGTTTTTCATCGGGACTTCCCGCCAATACTGATGTGGTTATTGGGTTTTTAGGTGGTGACCGATCAAGCGCAGTTATTATTGGCTCAAATCATCAGTCTTTTCGCCACACCGGACTCAATATGGGTGAAACGGTGATCTATTCGCAGTGGGGGCAATACGTCAAGTTAACTGAAACAGGGATTATTATTGAAGCCAATGGCCAGCCGGTCACGGTCAATAATGCCACGGAGGTGACGATTAATGCTTCGGAAAAAGTGAGGCTAAATACCCCACTACTGGAAGTCAGCGGCGATATTGTCGATAACGCGGACAGCAATAGCACCACACTGAAAACCCTGCGCGAAGCCTATAACACCCACAATCACCAACTTAAAAATGTTCAGGGTGGCAGCTCGACATTAACCAGTGAAGTGACGGGCAAGGTGGTTGAATGACAACAGATATTAAAACAGTCTGGGAGCCGGACACGCTGCTGGGCGATTGGCAAACCGGCGGCGGTGGGTTGCTGGATGGTGATGATTTAGAGACTGCCATTTTAATTAGCCTATTCACGGACCGATTGGCCCGTTCTGATGATGCTATTGACGGCGACGATCGGCGCGGGTGGTGGGGTGATACCGGATCAGAGTATCCGATAGGCTCCCGTTTGTGGTTGCTTCGCCGCGAAAAACTCACGACTAAAGTCGCGTTAAAGGCTGAGGACTACGCCAATGAAGCTTTGGCCTGGCTGGTTGATGATGGCGTGGTGACCGCAATAAGTACCAATGCTCAGATAGTGTTCCCCAACCGAATCAATCTCATTATCAACTATCAACAACCGGCTAAAGCACAGGCTTCAGTTAAATTCTCATGGGTATGGGAGACCTAATACATGCCATTTAATCGCCCCACATTAAGCGAACTGCGCCAGCGCAACCTGTCTTATATTCAATCAGAACTCAAGACGGGCGGTAATTTATTGCGCTTCTCCAATGTCGGTGTGATCAGTGATGCTGATGCCGGAATGGCGCATTTACATTATGGTTATCTGGATTATATCGCGCTGCAATCCACGCCTTATAATGCCACTGACGAATATCTTGCCGCGTGGGCCGCGTTGAAAGATGTTTTCCGCAAACCCGCCAACCCTGCAACTTCTCCTACAGTCGAGTTTAGTGGGACCGTAGGCCGTGTCATTCCCGCCGGTAGCCTTTTAAACAGGGCTGATGGTTATCAATACAGTCTCGACCATGAGTTAAGTCTGGGGGCTGGTGGTACTGCCACCGGTTCAATCACTGCTGTACTCCCCAGTGTATTGGATGACACTACGGGTGGAGGTATCGCGGGGAATGCGGATGCCGGAACGTCTCTTACACTCGACGTTGCAATTGATGGTGTCCTGTCAGTAGCCACAGCAACAGTTAAGATATCTGGCGGCGCTGATATTGAATCAGAAGATGCTTTTCGTTCTCGTATGTTGCTGGCCTATCAAAATACCCCTCAAGGTGGCAACGATACCGATTATCGAAATTGGGCGTTGGCCGTACCTGGTGTGACTCGTTGTTGGGTGAAGCGTCGCTTACAGGGGGTAGGTACGGTTGGCATTTATATCATGTGCGATGGAAATGATTCAGGTGGTTTTCCGATTGGGACTGATGGCGTCTCTCAGCTTGAAGAATGGGGCGCGATTAAAGCGACCGGCGATCAGGGGCGAGTTGCAGATCATATCTATCCCTTACAGCCTATTATCGCCATAATTTATGTCTGCGCACCGGTAGCAGCGCCCGTGAATTTTGTTATCAGTGGCATTCCTACGGCATCCAGTGAAACTACCGCAGCAATAAATACGGCTATTGATGAGGTGTTTTTTACTGATGGTGAGCCAGGTGGGAAAATTCTGCTGTCGTCGCTGCTTATTGCCATCGGTGATATTGCTGGAACCAGTGGTTTTATTCTTGATTCTCCAACGACAAATATTCAGCTTGAAACCGGAAAATTACCTGTCCGGGGTACGGTGACCTACTTATGAGTCGTTATTCTGTGAATGAATATACCGCAGCTCTTCAAGCACTGATGCCGAGCGGTCTAGTTTGGCCCCGACAACTTAATGGGGTTCAAACCAGTACCTTGCGGGCACTAGCAAGATCCTATCAGCGCAGTGATGAAGATGCCCGCGATCTGCTTGATGCGGCTTTTCCATCAACAGCAACGGCAATGCTGCCTGAATGGGAAGCGACGCTCGGATTACCTGATTTATGCGCGATAGGTGAGATTGACAGCATTATCCAGCGGCAGCGGGTCGTAGTCTCCAAACTGTTTGGCATTGGTGGTCAGTCTGTTGCTTATTTTATCCGTGTTGCTGAGGCATTAGGTTACACCATCTCAATAACCCAATACAGGCAGGCATGTGCTGGGATGTCGGTTTGTGGTGATGCCTTGAATGGCGATGAATGGCCTTTTACCTGGTTGATTACCGCACCCGAAACTACCATCAATTATGCTCAGTGTGGTTTAACGTATTGTGGTGATCCGCTGCGTTCGTGGGGAAATAAGCAACTTGAATGCCGATTAACAGTTTTAAATCCATCTCATACCATTCTTAAATTTGGCTACGTTAGTTAGTTAATAACCCTTTAATTATTTTTAAGCGCTTCATTGGCGAGGATTACCTATGCAAAAAATTGGCAATATCCCTAACACGCGCGCCGACAATAATGGCGAGTTTACTGATGGCAATGTTGCTGGTGGCGTACCACCGACGATATTGCCAGCAGAGTGGTTTAATACCATTCAGCGTGAATTGATTAGCATACTGAGTGCTGCAGGTATCACACCAGACAGCAATAAATTCGATCAGGTATCAAAGGCTGTATCTAAATTAATTACTGATGGCGGTTTTTTAAAGACAGTTAACAACTTATCTGAGATTAAAACTGCTGGCGCGGCGGCTGTTGCGTCTACTCTCGAAAACCTTGGTTTGACGGGGATAGGCATTGGGTTGCCTAACATGTCCGATATTGCCAATTTCGATTGGCAAAACTTTGTATTCACGGCAGGTGCTAATTACGTCACTACCTATAACACATGGGTAAATCCTCCGGCAGGAATAACCTATAACGCAGGCACCCGCGTAAGCATTCGAGTGATTTATATTTCTAATATCGCTGCTGGGCCTAGAATGGGATTAGAAATAACGCCAGATACCAGCTCAGCAGCTAACTTTAAAGTTTATAAATTGTTATGTGTAGGAGCGGCCGGTTCAAGAGTGTTTACTTTTAATCAGGATTGGAACTCAGCAAACCCAGTCCCAATTTCTGGCGGCGGGACCGGCGCAACTGCTGCCGCTGGTGCC